CCACTGACACTTTTTGTGGTGGGTATTCACATAGACACCTGGGTCGCTCAGCTCCGACGGCGCGCTATCGCGCCGCAGGACCATGCACCAGTCATCAGCGTTTTCGGAATAGTTTTCTCCGAACGCTGCTTGGCGTGTTCGCACTTCATATCGGTGAAGATCGTTATTCCAACGACACTTTACTCCTATGGGCTGTTCACACGCTGAGCTTCCGTACCTAATAATAACCCATCCACCATACATGAGCTTGCGCTCATCGTTAGGCGAAATAGGGCTATTACTCTGGTAGAGACTCCACGAGTTGTCCACTGGCGGTAAAACCGGCAGTGGGCCCGTGAATGACTCTACCATAGCGACAATGTGATCGCTAAGACGGCGGTAACCATTCTCTTCTGCCGCGTTCGAAAACGCGAGATAGGAGGTGATGATGACAGGGTCTAATCGTCGATGACACCATAGCTTCTTCAAACGAAGCGGTGTGACATTGACGCCCTTATGGGCATCTAAACCGCAAGATTCCCGAAAGAATCCTGCAGTGCAGCACTTATCCTCGTTGAACCGAAGTCCAACTAGGGGAAAGAGCTGCATTACGTCCTCATAGTCTTCGAGGCGTAATATGATGTCATCGCCGTACACAAACACGCGCTTGGTCGCCTTCTCTACGATGTCTCTGTAGACATCGGGATGCCCTTTCGGGCCAGAGCCTGGGCGGTTTCGCATGAGTTTGCGTACGATTGCAGCTACGGCAAGTGCGTAAAACACGAACGCCTCAACGGGAAAGCAAAGATTGCTTCCCATCGGGGCGAACTTGTTCAAATGCACCACACTACCATTAGGAAGCTTCGTTTTCGTGCTCCTGCAGGCCTTGAGGGCCGAGAGGAGTCGTGGGACGTGACAGAAAAGTCTGTCAACGAGAACCATCGAAACACGATCACTAGCATCCTTACAGTCTAACGTAACCCACTGTTGGTCAATGGACCCAGACAGGGCGAGGAAACGATTCACACCTTGATCGGCAAAATTAATGCCGGGGGTGTGTTTCGAGCGTTCGAGATGATCTCGAATCGCGTTTCCGAGGCCCTGTTGGATCCACTGATATTCCAGTGGCTCACATGAGATAATACGCGGGCCCCTTGAATCCTTCGGAACTAGAACGACTTTCGCCGTTCCAGATTCCAGGACTTCGAGACCCTGAACGTATTCCATCCGATCGGCGATATGGCTCAGATTATAGACGAAGTATTCCGTAAAAGGATATACCTCTTCGATCTGAGTATACAGGCGTTTGAAAACGTGTTTTTCACGATTTTCTTCTCCTGTAGCTACAGCACCCGGACCATGTTTTGGCCGAATGTCGTAGATATCGAACATTCCGAACACTGTTGCCGTAAAGGCAGCAGCGTGATTCAATACATCAAGGACTGTAAAGTCCGCGATGCCTTGGATCAGGGAAGCTGCATCGCTGCAGAACTTCCATTTTCGGTTATCACTGTCATGGGGACTCAAACCCCATACCGATTCGCTTAATGACGACAGTGATCGATCAGTGGACACAAACCCCTCTAGGAGCTCTCGCTCTTGTGCCGGGGTATGTGGTATCTCCAGCTTGTACATAAAATATACAAGTTGCCGTAACGCACGAACAGCGTTGCTGTCACTATCCGCTCTTTCGAGACCGGACGAGTCAAATACGCGCTCTAGCAAACACCCGAAAAGTTTCGGGAGTGCTGTTCCTGGCCTTAGTTCAAGGCCAGCAACTACGAGCGGTAAACCCTTGCCAAGAGATTTGTCAATACTCTTGCCAAGCAAAGGGAGGGCTTTCGTCAAAAACGAAATCCCCTCCTTCGAGACGCGGTTGATGACTTCATCAATATCGCGTTGTGACTCATTATGATCAACAGAACACTGTTCTGC